AACCCCAGCACCAGCGTTTGAAGGAATCATATCATCTACTTCTTGCAATCCTGGTGAAACAAGAGAACTCAATGATGCATTTCCTAAGATCTTGTTGAAATTATCAATATCTCCTTGAGCAGGCCCATATCTTGCAGACCAGTTCGTTGGAGTTGGGCATTTTAATTCATCACAACCCAGAATACTTAAGAACAGATTGGCATACTTTAAAGCTTGAGAAATAATTGAACTCACACTTCCTAAGATACCACCCAGTACATTGTTGATTTGTGAAAGAATAGGGCCAAGAGTGTTGTCAAGAACATTGAACAATTGACCTAACATATCACCTAAGAAATTCTCGACCACACATTGAGGAACATCAATGATTTTACCAATCATATTTGTCAAACTATCAATGATGTACTTGAAAAGATCTTTGATGATCTTTTCAAATAAACAGAAGATTAAATCAGTTAAGGTCTGTACGGATTTCCCAGTGTAAGGTTCTAATGGTTTTGGTGTTGTTGTTCCTAATAACTTGGATAACTTTTGATGAATTTCTTGAATTAACCAAGCACGAGCACGACGAATTAAATTCGTCATTGTATCAAATATTTTTCCTGCCGTCGTTTTTAAATCTTCATTGATGTTGACAATTTTACCCATTATGGGGTCAACGTAGACATCAAGAATCTTTTGATATCCATTCAACCTTTCAATAAAGTCGATCATAAACTTTTGAATTCTACCAATCTCTGTATCTTCACAGGGGCTTGGTAAAGTTAATTCATTGTCCTCAGAAACACTTTTCTGTTTACTTGCAACTGTTTTCTGATCTTTTGTAGTGTCTGATGAGTGAGTTCTATTTCCTTCTTTGACTTTCTCTTCAACGATTTGATGTTTTCCAAGAATTGGTTGAGGAGGTGTCCAAGGCTGAAAACACGTTGATCTCTTCGAAGAATACTCATTCTGTTTCAGAGTATCTTTCTGATATGTCTGTTTGAATAATGTTCCAAAAACTACTGGTTGTTGGGCATCGTCTCCATCCAAGAAAAATCCAATGACAACTTCACCACCTTGATAATTGGATAACTCTCCTTGACCAGCGGTTACACTTCTATTTGGTGGTAAAAGAACGTGAGCGAGAGGAAGATCTTCATCAGGTAAATCTTCTTCACAATCGTGATATCCAATGATACGAACTCGAACACGATGAGAATAAATCTCTTGACCATCTTCCGTTCTTTGTCTTTCTGTGGCAGTTTTCCACTTTCCTTTGGAAGGATCAGTAACTTGACCGATCCACCAAATTAATTGATCTTTACCAAAGAAATTTCTTACAGACGATAATTCTTGCATTTCAATTAATCATCATATACTTTACATTCTGCAGCATCAGGATGTGCATCACAGTAAAGTTCTAATGGTGTTGGATCGTGTGAATTATCTGGGTGACGTTCTTGATAAGCTTGTAACTCTTTTAATTCCTCTTCAGTGTGACGCCGCATTTGAGGAGAAAGTGTCGGATCATCAAGAATTTCCTTATCTTTCTTAATGTGTGCTTCGATGTTTTTCATTTTTTTGTACCTCTATACTATATTTAAGCAGTAAATGTATTGCGTATCAAAGAAAGTTGAGTATACGCTTTGTTGTTTCCTATTTCGTGTTTGAGTTCTGATATTAAATATTTTCCACTAATATCTTTTTTTCCATCACCGTATCGTTTTGTTTTTTGATCCGAAGTTGGTAAAGGAAGTTTGATTTCAACTGTCTGACCTGCTCTCAAATTTGGATTACAAGGAACCATAATATTGAGTGATTGTGAGAAGATCAGATTGTTCCGAGCATAAGATCTGTTTTGATATTTGGCAAGATCTTGTGGTTTTTGTATTTCGGAAAGTTTCGCATCTTTTTGCAATGCACCCACATCCAACATTCTAAACATCAATCTTGTTGGTTTTGTATCCAAATTCAATGGTGCTTTTGGTGCATTTTGTAATCCAAGTTCAGTGATTTTAAAATCAACAACTTCTCTTGAAGCATCTTTCATATTCATATACAATGTCTTATTTGCATACATTCCCATTCGCATTGATAATCCAATGTCAGTGTTCTTATTGACTTGATCATCCAAGATACGAAAGTCACTACTCGAAGCAATTTCGGATTTGGTATAAGTTTGCGATACTGGTTGATTAAAAAGAGTATCAATGGATTTGAATACGTATCCATCCAAAGTTTCAAAAAATAAAAATCCAAAACTTGTTCCAGATGCACTTGCTTTGGGGCATAGCCATTGAATAATATCGATTGGTCTTTTTTGATTTCCAACAAAACTGTACTTGTTTGCAACAGATTCACTATCCAATCGTTTAGATGTTTTAACACCTTTTTCTTCTGATACCAATAACCTTCTTACAGTTTGATCGATTGTTGCATCAAACTTCTTAGACACACGAACCGTTTCATTAACAATACTCTCGACAGAAATAGCTTCTAATGTTGCAGTTTGTCTACTTGATTTTGTATTCACATTTCCAATTGAATTAACCATCATTCGGTGTTGTGATGCATCAATCTTAAATATACCCAATTCTTTAAAATCAATCTCCATTTGAATATACTCACCACCAGTAATTCCTTCATTACTGATCACACCATCAGCATCGACAAACGTCAATGACATTGTGATTGCTGGTGTTCTAATATTCTCGTAATACGAAATGATAGGGCCACCACGAAGCAAACTCCATTCTTGTTTCAGAGAAGACCCTGTTGTTGGTACAAGTTTAAGTTCTTTGATTTTAAATTTATTTTCCATTAGGATATGCTCTTAGCAAGAGTTATGATGCGATTATCTGTAGGCACACCAGTTACAAAAGTTGCACCTCCACCACCATTCTGCATTTGATTATTTACCACAGTTTGTGATTGAATTGGTTGATATGCAACCAAAACTCCTTTTGTGGGTTCCATATCTTGCATCAATGCAGAAACTTTTTTATCTTTCTTTGCTGGTTCTATAATACTTTCTTCTATAATTTTTGTAGGGGCAGTTGGAAATGTTTGTTGATTCGCTGGTTTTAGTGTTGATAACTTTGGATCTCCGTGTAACGTTCTACCAACAACTCTTCCAGTTTTTTCATCAATAATATCATAACCAGCCATCTGCCCACTTTTCCAATATTGAACTTTATAACCAGGTACAGTGGGAGCAGGAATTGGTGCATACTCAGCACTTTTTCCAAAACGTGTTTCACTTTCTTTTGGAATAAAGTAATCCATCGCAGCCATACCTCTTTGAGTATGATGCCCCTGTTGAGCTCGTTTTAGAAAATCAATTTTCTCTTTCATTGTTCCGTCAACAGGATATCTTTGCCCTAATACACCACCAGCTTGACCCATTTCGGCAACTCTTCCTTCAGCCTTGAGTTGTTGTGCCATACTGTCAAAGATCATCACTTGTTGTTCCACTGGTAAATCTCTTGCGAAACGAGTATCAACGTGAAATGGCGTTCCTCCTCCATAACCTGTTACCAATGTTCCTTGCATTGGTTGACCTAGCCCCATAGGAGTAATTTCTGGTTCAACATAATTTGATAACATTTCCAATCCAAGAGCACCCAAGACGGTTGCGATCAAAGCTGGAGATTTGCCAGATAATGAACTAATAATGTCTTCTAATACACTTGACTGACCATATTCCATTCCTTTGGTAAATCCTTGATTAAATCCAGTCTGTACTCCTTCAACAGTTCCTTGAACGTATCCTTCTTGATATCTGTCAAGAGTTTGTGCCGTCGTTGATGACATACTTTGAGCAGATATCTTTTTTTGTTTTTGTTGCAACTGCAATTCATCTCGATCCAATCGATTTGATAAAGAAAGAGTTTGAGATATTTGTCGTAGATTTTTGATGCTACTTGACTTGATATTAGAAGCTAAATTTCTAATATTAGAGGTGATTTCATTAACAGGTAAATCCTCTTTTTTAAGAACTGATGAAGCCATCTTATCCCACCGCGATGTTCATCTTGTCACTAAAGTTTGATGTTAAAACCTTAGCAAAAGTCATTGAGTTGGATGCTGAAGAAACAGTGTATGACTGTGTTGCAGCTTGGCCTCGACCTTGCCCACCAACTTGTTGTGTACCTGCATCAATCGGTGGTAACGTGATTGATGCAATATCTTGAGATACTGGTTTAGTAAGTTCAGGAATTCCTTTTCTTTGTTCTGGAAGTATATAACTTTGTGGTTGTAGAGTTGATGGATTTTGTGGGATAGCTGGTTGAGTTCCAGGAATTTGTTGTGGTTTCGTAAGTTTATCCAGATTCATCAAAGTTTGTGTCGCTTTGTCAATCTGAATCTGTTTTTCTTTTTCTTGTTTTAAGATGGTGTTGTATCTTTGAGTGTTGTAATCAATACCCATTCCACCTTGACTTCTACCCAAACCAGTCCATTGACCTTGAAGTTGATTTAACGTCTCACGAGTTGCTGATTTTGTGGGATCAACTCCAGTTCTACGAATATTCGATAATCCAAGTTTATCTTGAATCGCAGGTGTCAGTGGTGTATCCAATGAAATACCTGCACTTGCAGCTGCGCCTCTTAAAGTACCAGGCATAAACTGATATGCACCAGTTGCACCACTCACTCTACCTTTATAAGTTCCATATGGAACTGCACGGCCGCCAAGTCTATCTGGGAGTTTACCAGTTTCTGACATTCTGGCAGCTTCTTCAATCGTAAGTTTTCCTTGTTCAAGTTCTGGTACTACGGCACCACCAAATATCTTACCATAACCACCTTTACCACCAGTTCCTTCAGCTGCACGAATGGTTTTCAGTAATGATCTTTCTTCTGGCGTATCTGCAGTTACGTCTTCAAAAACTTGCCCTGTTGGTAACTCTGGACTAGGAAATAATCCTGCTCCTGCTCCAGCAAGAAGCCCACCACCAATTAAACCCTTGAGGGCAGATAAAGCTTTATTTTCTCTCTGTTCTTGTTGTCTCTTCTGATCTTGTAATTGACGAGTTTGTTGTTTTGGTTGAGTTCCTAAGAATTGTTCTTTTTGTAATGTATCTTCTTCTTTACTAAGTTCCAGTTCTTGTGATTTTAACATTTTACTTCTGCCTTGTTGCATTTGCAAGAAGGCATTTGAAAGAGAATTCAAATCATTTCTCAATACTGAAAGAGCGCTCTGTAACGTTGAAAAACTTGATTGTAATGAAGAAAATGCATTTCTTAGTTCAGTGTCTTCTACTGCATCTTCACGAATCAGAGAAGAAATCTGATCACGTTGAGCTGCATTTTCTTGAATGACATTCGTGATTTGACGATTGTCATTTCGATTTAAAATATTTGTGACTTGACGAGATGATTGTGCCTCAACATTCTGCAGATCTCGGTCAAATGTAATTTTTAATGTCGCAATTAATTTTTCCAGGTCAAGTTTGGTCTTCTCAGAAATCGAAACACTCTCGTTCGATTTCTTTAATGCTTCTTGAGATACCTTATTGATCTCAACAATCTGTTCGAAGAAATTGCTGAGGGTTATTTTCTTTTGACCTGTCTCAGCCATTTAGACCTTGCTGTTGTTGTCGTTTTAAATTCTCTTGTTCAATATAGTCCTTAAGAAGAACGAGATAAATCTCTCTTTCCCAAGGCATCATATTTTCTATTTCCGTCAAAGAGTATTTATGGTATTGCATCAGAGCGAAATTGATCTTATAGTAAGATTCAAGATCTTCTCGTGCAATACTTAGGCGAAAAAATCAGCAAGACCCTCCAAAACGACCGTGCTTTTGACTTTCGTGTTTGGATTTTCAACTTCAAATGTATGAGAAAGTTTTGGCATTGTTGCAAAAAATCTTTCTACTTCTTTGTATTGTTTTGAGTTTAGTTGTTCAATAAAATCAAGTTTTTCTTTTGGTGTATAATCTTTTGCGTCCCAAGCTTCCTCTGAAGTAAAGATTGTATCCATACAATCTGCAATTATTTTGAACGTCTTATTAACAGTCTCTTCTGGAGTCAGATTCACCTCGAAGTTGTTTTCAATGAACTGACTCAAAGATGGATATTTCATTCTCAATGTCATATTGCCATCAAGTTTAATATCAGTCGTATGATTCTCTGGTTTCTTAACTTCAATCTCATCAACATAGATTGTAACTGGAACCTGTGTTTCGCCATCATCTGGGCAAGTTACAATCACTTTAATTGATTCACCAATCGACTTCGCACGAATATTCAAAAATACATACTCAATATCAAACGTAGGAAGATCATCAACATTTACTCCTTTTGTCAAGATGCATTTCTTTAAAACATCTTTGACAGCGTTTGTAATGTTCGTTTGTTCTTGAGACTCTAGAGCAAGAATTAAGATTTTTTCTTCTTTTACTAAGAACGGTCTATACTTAATTTTTTTCCCGTTGGATGGCAAAGTCAACTCATAAGTAGGAGTTGCAATAGTTGGTAATGGCATATAAAGTCAAAGTCAGTATCAATATTTATTGTTAAAATGGAGATGATGGCCCTGAAAGACCAGTTGTGTCTACACTAAAAGTTGCGTCTTTAAGAGTGCTTGCATTTCGATTGACAACATCAAGAGCTGCCCAATTTGGTTGTTGTAAAACCACTTGTTGAAACTCTGATGGAGTTGTGTCAGTAAAATATCTGTCGTATGCAAACTGAACAGAACACTTTAGAATATCTGATTCACCGTAACTTACTTTCATCGATGTCAAGTTCGTTGGCCAAACATTTACAAACTCATAATGAAACAATCCTGATCTTGTTTCAGCTGCTCTCCGTTCTCTAAAACTATCTCTTTCAAACTTTGTGATGTGAATGATTTCTTTGTAAGAATCTGGATATCTAAATCGACTGTAAGCATTCAACGATCTCTGTTTTGATGCAGGAACAGGATTGATGTAATTCATCCACTTGTCAAAGACTTCTAATACAACGTGTTCAGCATCCACATAAAAAGTTAAGTTAAGAGGAGGATATGCTCTTAAGTTTGGAAAAGATTCAACAATACCTTGATGGTGACCAATTGCTTGTGTTGTTGAATACGAAGTTCCAGGAAGTTCAGCTTCGGTACACAACAGACTCAACTTCTGTTTGAAATCTAAACCATTGTTTCTTGCAGAACCTTGTGTCTTAACACCACCAGATAACCAGGTGTTAGACTTTCCAAAGGAAAATGTAACCTGATAGAATGTATCAAGAGAAACTCTACCTAAAGTATTACGAATACGGTCTAGAGGTTCTTGATATATTTGACCTGACTTGGGAAAGGGCACAATAAATAGATTGAACTACCTATACTATGTATGAGTTATAAAGGTGTATTCAGACCTTCTAACCCAAAGAAATACAAAGGTGATGCAAATAATATCATTTATCGTTCTTTATGGGAACGCAAAATGATGGTGTATTGTGACCTAAACGAGAATGTTCTTGAGTGGGCGTCTGAAGAGTTTTTTATTCCTTATCACGATCCAACCACCAAGAAAGTTCGTCGATATTTTCCTGACTTCTTTATCAAGTACAAAGATAAGGATGGAAATGTACGTAGATCCGTAATCGAAATTAAACCGATGAGAGAAACTGTACAACCAATTGCAACAAAAGGCAAGTCTAAGAAAACTTTGATTACGGAAACGATCAACTATGCACGTAATCAAGCAAAATGGAAAGCTGCAAAAGAATTTTGTGATGATAGACAGTTAGAATTCAGAATTATGACCGAAAAGGAATTAGGGTTATGACTGTTTTTGAAAATATTCAAAAAAGAGTTGGTAATAAAAGTCGTAGTGGAGAATGGTTTCGTTCGCAATTAATTGAAGAACTTGGCTCTCCAAATCTAAATGATGATGCATCAGATACATATGGATTTGAACCTGGGCAACTGTTCTTTTTCACATACAGCCCAATCACAAAAACCCTACCATTTTATGACATATATCCATTAGCTTATATCATAGAAATGCGAAAGGATGGATTTCTTGGATGCAATCTACATTATCTTGAACTTAGAAGAAGAGACGAACTTGCAAAAAGTCTTCTAAATAATTCAGCGCAGGGTGCAGTTGCAGTTCCTCCCAGAACTTTACGAAAGTACAGGTATTCTGGAGTTCAAGGAATGATTTATAAAATCCCAGAAAAAGAGTGGTCTGGGGTATCACAATTACCTACAGAAAGATTCGTTGATATGCGTGGCATTGTTGTTCCAAAACATAAAGTTTACAGTAAAAGTTAATGTCCGCTACGAAGAGTAAATCTTATACTGTTTCTGGTTCAGGAGCTTCTTATGTCATTATTCTTGATAATGATTTGAAGATCAAAGGAATATATGAAAATAATAAAATTGTAGATCCAACTAATCCTCAATGGTCTACTATCGCATCATCCAATGAAACTGGAGTTGTATGGAATCAATTGAGAGGAACTATTGGTCAAACTGTTCAAACTTCACCAACAGATATTACTCAAACTTTTTATCAAAGTGAGTATAACAAAGAAATCAATACTTCAACTGATCCAAAATCGATAGAGAGTTCAAATAACCTATTTTACTCCACTGGAATTGTTGCAGATCCAAATAAGATTGGAAATCCGACACAGTTTCTTTCACCATCCAGTGTAAATTATGGAGCCAGATCTTCAGTTTCAGGAGGTTCTGGTTTAACGAATCAAACTCCAGTCGTAGCAGCATATCCACTGGACATTGACTTAAACCAAGATTATATCTCATTCACAAAGTTTCAGTATCAGAGAACTGATGCGAATATGAGTCAACCAAATTCCGTATTTGAAAATAAAATCGTTGGTGATGGTTCTGGAAAATATGGCGGAACGGTAATTCTTCCGATGCCTAAGGTAAGTGATTCAAACGGTGCAGAATGGGGTGATAGTGACCTGAATATCTTTGGTGTTGCACTTGCAGCAGGTTTTAAGGGTGCATACGATTCATTACAACCTGCTTCATTTACTGGGTTACAGAATGCAGTTGCAAATCCATTTGCGGCGGCAGGAAATGTGATTTCTGGGGCTGGAACATTTTTACAAAACAATGCAGGAGGTGCGGCTGGCGTTATGGGTTCAATCATAGCGTCTAGAGCGGTAAAAACACTAGGTATCAGTGTAAACCCAGATGAACTTCTTGCAAGAGCAACTGGAAAAATTGCGAACCCAAACGCTGAACTTCTTTTCCAGGGCCCAGTCTTAAGAGACTTTGGTTTTCAGTTTCTTATGGTTGCAAGAAGTCAAGAAGAAGGTGCAACAATTCGTAAAATCATCAAATGGTTCAAACAAGGAGCTGCACCAAAATATGAAAATCAGGCGTTACTTGGAACACCTGATGTTTTTAAATTACAATACAGTACAAACAAGATGAACAAGTTTCATCAAATGGCTCTGAGAACAATTACTGTTGATTATGCACCCGATGGATATTGGGCAGCATATGGTGATTCTCAACCAATCTCGGTTTTAATGAACTTACAGTTTACTGAATTGAAACCAGTTTATGATGTCGATCAAGAACAATCTGGAGACGATGTAGGTTACTGATATGGCATACGATCCTAAAAGAAACGCATATTTTAGACAGTTTTCTGAGTTAGAGTATCCATCTCTAGCGAATGACAGAAACTCAATCTATGATTATTCAAGAGTCAAAAACATTTTCCGTAGATCTGTAATTCGGGAAGATATTCTAGATTCCTATGTGGCATTTGAAAAATATTCAATTCAAGGTGATGAAAGACCCGACAACGTGGCAGAAACTTTTTATGGGGATTCAACTCTTGATTGGGTAGTTTTGATTACGAACAACATCATTAATGTTCGAGATGATTGGCCAATGTCAAATTCGGACTTATACAACTATTTGTCTGAAAAGTACACAGAATCACAATTATCAAACATTCATCATTATGAAACTTTGAAAATATTTGATGGTCAAGGTCGATTAATTCAACCAGAAGGATATTGGGTTGATTCTGACTATTCCGTAACTTTTCTCGATGGTGGTATATTGAAGACAGAAAGTCGAATTAAGTCTGTTTCATATCTTCAACACGAAATCGCACTGAATGACAAAAAGAGAGATATTAACATCTTAAAACAACAATACTTAGAAATCTTCTTGAGAGACAATAGTGACAATATGGAATATAAACCATCAGAACAGTATATTAG